GCGTTGAGCAGCATGTTGCCGGCGATCGTCGTGGCGGCGGCGGTTACGCCAAAGACGGTCATGCCGTAAGTGGTAGCAGTCGCCGCGGCAAGCGATCCTGTTGCAGTCAGCGCCATTGCGGCCGCGCCGGCAGTAAAGATACTCAACGCGATGATCGCAAGGACCGCAAGGATGCGGCTTCCATTGCCGCCGCCGGCAGGCGGACATGCGATAACAGCCAGCACTTCGCCATCCTTGAGCGTTCGCTTCCATTCCGACTGAAGCAGGAAGTTCTTACCGTCCGTGGTGACCACGAACGGCTTCACGCGGCGCATCTTCCTGCCGCGACCGACGATGAGCCCCTGCTTACGTAGCTGGGTGTCGATACGGGTGCGGCTTCGGACGCGATGGATCTTCCGGCCCACTTGTGGCCTCGCCCAGTTCGTGATCTCGACAATCGTTGCGCTCATGCGTTTTCTCTAGGCAATAAAAAACCCCGCCGGAGCGGGGTTGGTTCAATGCAATTTCGGGCGTCTAATCTTTCGTTGGCGCCATACTTAACTCAGTCTCCACTCTGGCCCAAGCTGTAGAAAGTTCCTCATCATGGCCGCTCTTCCAAGATTCCAATTCGGCCTCACTTGATGCTTCATATACAAGATGCGGACCGTCGCATTTGTTGATAATATCGCGATGCCCTCTAACCGCCTCGGCAAGCCTTGGAAAGGCAGCCAGATCATGCATCAACTGCGCAAACTCTTTTGCGGAAGCTGCGTTTTGACCATCCAACTTATTTGCTATGGACTCATAGCTCACTCCCTTGGGAGGCTTTCCTCCCAAGGCCAGCGCGCTCAATGAATAGAAAGCTGTTGTGCATGGGATTTCCGCTTTATATCTATAGAGTCGCAGCTTCGCGATATCCGTTTTAGATATTGAGATCAGGCTCGGGTTGTCTTGTGCAGCTGAACTTGCCGGTTGAGCCGCATGCCCTTGCTGAAACTCAGCAGCATTAGAGTGCTCCGCACTTTGGTGCGAGTGATCGCATCCAGTCGACGCCACTAGCGTCAGGACGCACCATACCCATCCCTTACGCATCTCGACTCCCCTCCTGTGTTGAGTGGAGCGGAGTTTGCCACGGGACGAGCTGTCAGGCATCAATGAAACCGGATGTACCGGACCCGCGAGAAGCCGAGCATCCGCAGCGTCGGCTGAGGCGACCAGATGACGCCGACGCCCTCTAGGGCGTGGAGTACGCCGGCAGCGCCGTCGCAGACCAGCCATACGCCGACGTGAGGGTGATCGCCACCCCGAAGCAGCACGGCGTCCCCGTGCCGGGGCTGCTCGACCTGCTCCCACGCCCCAGAGGCCAGCTGCTCGGCGAAGAGATCGCGCATCTCGTGTCCCATCGGCAGGTCCGGCAGTGCCTTGCCGAAATAGGTGCGCTGGCAATGCAGCAGCAGGCCGCGGCAGTCGTAGGCGTCCGGGCCGTCCGCTCCAAGCTCGTAGCGCTTGCCGACCAGGGCGCTGATCTGCGCCGGGGTCATCGTTCTGCGCGAGAGACCCCGGCATTCATGCCGGGGAGGGATAGCGCGGCACGCTTCGCGTGCCCCTTCCTCTCGCATCCTCCGTTTTGCTTGCTATCTTTACACAAACCAAGTATAGTGTGTGAATGCAAATCAAGCGAGCGTACAAGTTCAGGTTCTACCCGACGTCTGAGCAAGAATTGATTCTTGCCAAGACGTTCGGCTGCGCTCGCTTTGCTTACAACTACATGCTTCGTCTTCGGACGGATGCATGGATGCAGCGGCAGGAGCGCATCGGATACCACGAAACTTCTGCGGCACTTACGGCGCTCAAAAAGCAGCCCGAATACGCTTGGCTCAACGAAGTGTCCAGCGTCCCTGTCCAGCAGGCGCTTCGCCACTTGCAATCCGCATTCGCCAACTTCTTTGCCAAGCGCTCCGGCTACCCGCAATTCAAGCGGAAGAATGGGCCTCAATCGGCGGAGTACACGACAAGCGCGTTCAAGTGGGATGGCAGGTCGCTCAAGCTGGCGAAGATGAGCGAACCGCTGGACATTCGATGGTCGCGCCAGATACCGAAGGCCGCCAAGGTCACAACCGTGACGGTCAGCAAGGACTCCGCCGGGCGGTACTTCGTGAGCCTGCTTTGCGACGATGTGGTCGCCAAGAAGCCCGCCTCGAATGGAAAGGTTGGCGTTGATCTTGGACTTACTCACTTCGCCATCCTTTCTACTGGCGAGAAGGTCGCTGCACCAAACACGTTCCGCAGGTACGAAAAGAAGCTGGCGAAGCTACAGCGTCGGCTCGCCAAAAAGACCAAGGGATCGAACCGCCGAGAGAAGGCAAAGCTCAAAGTTGCACGTGTGCATGCGAAGATCGCGGACGCTCGCAGGGACTTCCTGCACAAGCTATCAACCAGGCTGATAAACGAGAACCAAGTGATCGCCATTGAGAGCTTGTCCGTGTCGAACATGCAGAAGAACCGTTGCCTATCGAAGGCTATCAGCGATGCAGGCTGGTCTGAATTCGTTCGGCAACTGGAATACAAGGCCCGCTGGTACGGGCGTGAATTGATAGGCATCGACAGATGGTATCCGTCGTCAAAGCGTTGCTTTGATTGCGGATACACCATGCCAAAGATGCCGCTCAGCGTGCGTGAGTGGGTATGTCCGGAATGTGGATCAATCCACGACCGTGACATCAACTCCGCCCGCAATGTTTTGGCCGCCGGACTGGCGGTGTCAGCCCATGGAGAAGCTGTAAGTCCCGTGTGCATTTAAGTGCGCATTGGCTGGCTTCGGTGAAGTGGGAATCCCCGCCCTTCAGGGCGGGGAGGATGTCAACGGATCAGGCCCGGGAAGTCCGCAGGCTGGTAAAGCCGGTGCGGGAAGGCCCAGTTCGTGACGTCATCCAGCGTCGCCGTGATCTGCACCTGGAAGACGTCGACCTGCACGTCGGTGGCGATCATCGTAATGGGTGGATCCATCTGCGGTGCCGACAAGTCGGACAGCAAATACGGTCGATAGGTGACCTCGATCACGTTCGGATCGCTCGCGGCAGCTTCAAGGTAGCCGATCAGCTCGCGGCCCACGTTGTCGAGCGTGATGACGAGCTGCGGTGTCTGGTTTTCCTCGAAGCCCGGACGCTTGACGTCCACCGCCATCGCCTGGAACCGCACCTGCTCTCCCGCGTTCATCGGCGCGTCGGATTCCAGTGTCGCGTAGAGGTCTTCGTAGCCTATGACGATGCGCGCAGCCGTGGGATTCCCGTCGTCGTCGACGAAGGCCGGATGCCGGATTTCCAGCGTGTCGAAAATGATCTGGTCGACAGGATTGGAGGCATACGCCTCCTTGAGCGCATCGGAGTACGTTGCCATCAGGAGGCCACCGGGAAGGAGAGGGTTTCAAGCTTGCAGGACACGTCGAAGAGATCAGGCCGGCCAGCACTGGCCACCTGGTAGGGCTCCGTGAGGCGGGCCCTCACCGATGTGAGCCCCTGCCCATTGGGCAGCCGCACCGTGAACCATGCGACGCCGGCCTGAAGGTCATGGAGCACGAACGACTCGAACGTGCCCAACTGGTCCCGCGTCAGGCGCCAGGTCGCGGTCACGGCCGCTGGCGTGGAGACGAAGCGGCGACGCTGGCGCGCCAAGCCGCCGTCCATGTCGGTGCGCGTAAATGCGCTCGTGTACTGGTAGCCGTAGCCGTCCATGCGGCAGACCGGCAGCGATGGCGGAAAGGTAGGATCGGCCATATCAGGCATTCACCGCGGGGTTGAGATTGAATCGGGCGCGCATGGCAGGGACCAGCGGTCCCTGCCCCTTGGCGACGTTGCTGGCGATCTGCTTCTCGATGGAGTCGATGAAGACGTCCAGCTGCGGCAGGCCGTTCTTGCCGGTGCTCTGCTTGGCCGTGGCCTGCACCTTGTCGCCCTGGCTGTTGTAGATGTTCACGGTCAGGCCGCCCTCGGCCGACATGCCGGACCCGCCTCCGCGGCTGGCGGGCTGCACCTGTCCGTTCTGACCGGAAAGCAAATAGGTTCGGCCTCCCGACTGGAATAGCTCGGGGCCATTCTCGGCGACCTCGTAGAGCTTGCCGGCCTCGGTCGGTCCACCAGTCGCGCGCGCGCCGCTGATCGTGAAGGTGGAAAGGTCGCTGCTATAGCCGGAGATGTCACTGTTGATGGATTGCTGC